ACAATATCAGCAAAAGAATCAGGGTCTCTATAAGTCTCTGTCTTGTTGATTTGCTCGGCAGTAGCTACTGATGAAGAATGACCAGCAACAATTACACCATAGTTAGTAGAACTGTTAGTACCAGTATTAGATGGTCCTGTTCCTACTGCAGGTAAATTGTTTGACTGATAAACCTGGAAACCGTGTAGGTTGTTTAGGATTAAACCATTCTGTAGTCCAGTACCACCAAAGTCTGAATCAAATAATCTTGAATCTTCATCCTTTAGTACTTCTATGAATACAGGGTCTAATACTAACCATCTACCATTAGTGTCAACATTCTGTTGGTCTAATAATCTAGACATTCTAGCAATAACAGTTAATGGGTTTCTATCTCCATCTGCAGGAGTAGCAGTTGTAGCTCCACCTGTTCTTGGTAAGATAGCCACAGCATCACCTGCTGAACCACCGAAGTCTGAAGCATCAACTTTCATTGAAGCTAAGAGTTCGTCAGAACCTGCAGTTGATACAGCCTTAGTACCGTTTACAGTCGTATTAGCTGTATCTGGTGCACCATGTATTGCTGATTGCTTGAAACCTGACATATAACCAAGTACGTCTTGGTCAAATTGGTCGGCTAGTCTATAAGCTGCTCTATCTGATGCTAACTGTTGAAAGTTAATATGAGAATGAGCTTCTTCTATATCATCCACTTTAAATGCAAAGTAATTAGCTTTGTCAATAGTAAGTGAAAACTCTTCGTCATCAAGGTCTTGAGGAGTAATAGTTGTTC